TGCTTTTCTGAAGAAAACATTTTATCAAATACAAAAGAAAGAGAAAATCTTTTTGTGTCCAACAAGGCAGAATACGTAAAAGGACAAACCGTATCCGTCGCCACTGAAAACAGAAATTAAACACACAACAGAAATTAAAGTAATCTAAGCAAATAAAATTACATGACCTTAAATATGAGATCAGCCACAAAGGTCTAAGCACTGATCAAAGCTAGGTTATTTTAGATTGGTTATCCTAGCACCAAACGACTCGTTTTACTTCAGATTGTCAAGAAGGGATATTCTCTTTGAGAAATGCCTAAGAAAGTTTCGTGCCATACCACTTTGACACCACACAAGCACTTGTCTTGCATTTAGAAGTCCAACACTCACGGAAGGCTTCCTCATAGCTTTGCCTGGTGGATCTATGGTGTGGGCACATTGTATTATCACAGACAAGGGACACAATAAATTTGTTCCTCACCTGCCCTGCTGCCATGCATGGTAGCTTCCTCTCTTTCACGGCCTGATTCAGGCACTGGGTTGGTAGTCCCTCATAATTGAGTACTTTACCATCCTTAAACTCGCAGAGAGCAGCATATGTTTCTCCGTTGGCAAAGTAAAATGTACCAACGGTGGCAGTGGGCAAGGGAGCATCAAAATATTGCTCCAGACCAGAGGTTGCCTCAGGAATAACATTCCGATAGTAGACAAGGGCATCCTTCTGGACGAGCATTTTAGCTGCTGTCCCAAACGAGATCAATGCCGCATTATTTGCGACATAGGGGGCAGGACCCATAAAAATAAGTCGTTTTCCTGCCTCAACTTGCTCTCGCAGCAAATTGTAGATAAGGTAGCCTTTCGCATTTTTCAGTCGTGAAGGCCTACCAAAATCCCCCACCCACTTCTTTGTGGGTAAACCACCAATGCCGGTGCCAAACTGGACCGGAACATGCTCACCAGCCACTCCCATCTTCAGAGGAAGTGTAGAGACGACAAAGTCATTCTCCTGTGGCTTGTAGTGAGGACCAGAAACTCCCAATATATCAGTGTAGAAGTGGGCTTTGTTTCCTTGTTCCGATACATGCATGAATTTCTTAAAATCTGCACCGGACATGTGGTCAAGGATCACTGCTGGATCATACTTCAACATTCCCGTTTGTTGTTGGGAATGAAAGGCCTCACAGAAAGACCATGTGCGCAATTGACTCACCAGTAAAGGTAGAGTTTTCACATAAAATCCGCGCACTCTCTGAAATTCAGCAGGATCATTGTGTAGATAGAGCTCCATCAAAGCAACATTCACGTTCAGAATGAGCTCCTCTACAACATCCACTTCTCCCTGGTAGTCACTTGCTTTTTGGGACTCGTGGAATTTGGATTTATCGGGGGTCAACCAATACAAACTGGAGAAAATGGCTGACCGATCAAGGGGAGCCTGGACAATACCATTGTCAAGCTTTAAAAACTTTCTTTTCAAAAAGTCCAGCTCCCAAAAACTCTTCGCCTCTATGGTAGGCGCATCCTTATCACTTCCATCAGTAATTTTGACATTTTTCTCCTTGAGAGTGATACGGATGGCCTCCCCAGTAAACCAAGAGGCTATGGACGGTGATACAGAAATGAGATTATCATCTCCGTAAACCAACAAGCAAACAGTGCTATTAAATCTATTTCGCTCAGGTGTTGGTGCCAACTTTTTGTAGGCATAACGGATCAAAATCTCATTAAACACCGAGTTCACAACCACCGTCAGTGCAAACCCGGAGGGCAATCCACAATTTACTTTATATACCTTCTGCCCTACGAAAGCATATCTACCAACAAGAGCCATCAGCATATTATAACGCTGAGCCTGTTGAACCTCTGATTCCCCAGAGAGTGCATATAACCGATTTATCATCTTAGCAATGCACTCTATCACCTGAGCATTCAAAAGTCCATCAAACCCACTGTAATCACAGTTTATGGCCTCGTTGGTTTTGACGCGCATGAGGCGATTTAACATGTGACCCCACTCGCGAGAATAGGGATTCGTCCCAACCTGACAAGGTAACTTGTGCCTATTGTGTTGTAGAAATTGTGTGAAGGCACAAGTTTTCTGGCGCAAAAAGAGATTATAATGCAGGGGCATTATCTCAAACAACCTACAGGCGCCAACCTTGATTTTTCGTTCCGGAAGCAACTCGTCCTTGGTACATTCGATTACAACCAATTCCGGAACCTCGTTCTTTGTGAATTCCACCAGGTTTTCGTGGAGTTCAGCTGCCATTCCCCCTTCTTTCAACTTTAGGGTACCATCTTCCGCCTCTTCAAAATATGCAGATTTACCCTTAAGCTTTTCAGCTCTATTGTTCTTGAAATAGGGGTAGCCAGGAGATGTCTTCATGACAAAATTTTCCAATTCTGCCTCCTCGCTATCAGCAGGAATCCCATTGATGGCAACTTCCAATGGAATGTCGGAGAGGACATGGTCCTCACAATCATACCACGTCTCAAGGATATCCGTGGCAACCTCATCGAGGATTTCTTGCTCCAATTCCGCCATTGGTTGAGTGAATTTCTTCTTCAAAGCAGCAATAGGCGGATTTACACCTGCAGGACAGCGTGGATCTTCTTTAGTCAACACTGCAGGCTCCTTGATTGGGACCTCACATGGTACCCTCAGATGAGCAGGGACAGGCACCATATTGGTCTTTTTTGGTAGTGTGGGCGCGTCAGCTTTTCCAACGTAGCCAACCTTAAAATGGCCATCACACGCCTCTCCGAACTCAGGAATATATTCAATTTGGCTCTTGAGTTCAGCTAAGGAGTTTGGTGGCATAATATCAGCCCAGCTGGTCTTCTCCTTACCAGCAACAAGCATACCCACTACTCGCATTTTCCCTCTGATTTGTGCAGTCAGAATCATCCCACAATCATCATTTCTCGATTCATAATGAAATGTGAGCTTCTCAGGGATCTCATGCAAATAGAGTTCACTACCCAACACCCCCTTCAGTGGGAGGGGAGTTTTGTCGACAGCAGCGTAAGTATCAAGCATATCATAATGAAACGCTGTGCTGTCAACTCTCAGGACATACCCAATTGTTTTAAAGTGGTTGGGCAATTCCACCTCCTTGTCCTCCAGAAATAGATCTTTAAGATCCGGACTAAGGGCAGGTAAACTAGGAGCTAGCCAAGTAACAATCTCCGAGTTGGGCTCCTCTCTCATGTGATATTTATGCCAGTTGATGAGTTTGGACTCACCTGTACTGGCAAAAATTACACTAAGCTGTTCACCTTCTTTAAAACGCAATGCTTGGTGCCTTGTCATTCGCACGGATTTGTTCTTATATTGCATTGCGGAAACAAAACCCCCTCCCGGCTGATATATGGCAACACAAAGTCGCGCAGCTGGTAAGAGTCCATCACCTGCCTGAGATTTGGCATATGCGTATCGGTGATGTATCGGGATGTTTCTAGCCCGATATCCTCCTTCTTGACTGGAAGATTTATGTTGTGCCTTTATGTCGACTGCGGAAAAGCCGACAATGGCAGATCCCAAGGACATGGAACCACTAAAAAGTCCAACAAAAAGCTTCCAGAAGCCAAAACCGGCAACCAGAATCAAACACAGGGCTGCAGCAACCATAAGAATACCACAACCATGGTTCACGAGAAAGTCTCTGCCGGCCCCTATAGCCCTGAGTATTTTTAACCAGGCAGAATTGCTATAGGGATTCTCTGGAATCTCCATGGAATATAAATCTAATTGGTGCTGCAAAACACGCAAATAGATTCTCTCATCAGCGCGTAGCCCATGGAAGATTGATTTCTGGCCAACAGTGGCCCCAGTGGACAAAGAGTCTACTGAGAGAACCGCACAGTCTCCATTCACCAAGGAGCGCAAAAACCCTGTAACCACCATAGAGGAGGTATTCAGTATTTGTTTTGCCTGCACCCTTGGAAGAAATTTCAGACGCATACGTTCCTCCCAGAGTCGCTTATATCCTTCCTCTGCTATCTCCAACTCTTCTAGCTGACAGAGATCATCTAAAAGGTAGACTTTCCCATCAACATAGAGTCCCCTACCGCCTTGTGGGCGAGGGATTCCTGCTTTTTCCAGTTCAATACCAGAAAAGTCAAGATAACAGTTTTTCACATCCCCTTGCAAAAATTTCTCCGATGCAAGTGCAAGAGGATCACTCATGGCTTTTTCTCTCAGAAAACGCGCTTGCAATTTATCTTGTGCAGCTCTATGGCGCGCTGAGATATTTAGAACCTCCGTAATAACATCAGACATTTCCATCCAGGAGGTCTCTTCATCCATGCCAGGCATGAGCATCTGGGACATGGGATCCTTAAAACGGGCTTGTGAGGCCGCCAGAGCATTGTCCGGATCATAGACAACACCAGGCTTACGGCGCATTTCAATCAGACATGCTTTACGCGCACGATAGGCCTCCACATCTCTCACCCCTGTGGCCGCAGGCAGGTCCTCAAAATTACTAGAAGTAATAATAAAAGGACTCCTGAAATATATGGGCTTATCAGCAAGATCGGCCATATTGAGGGGCACATCCTGGCAAGAAACCAGATTGATCAATTCAGCCTCCAAAGGAGGATCCAACTTCACACATGATAGATCATCAATGTGCAAGAAGGTTTGACCATTATAACCAGAGAAAAATTGGTCCTTGCCATTCCTGTGTGCTGTGGTATTCGGCAACCCAAAATATTTTGACAATTCATTATCGAGGGTTGACATGAAGTTCGATTTACCACAGTGTCGCTGCCCAAATAGATATATCCATACAGGCTCAGGGCGACGACCTTCACTGATTCCAGCTCGAATGGTTCTCTTATGGAGTTCCAGTAGATCTTTCATGATCTGTCCAACGAGCTGACCATAATCAGCGGAAATTTTCCGCGGTAGACCATTAACCCCCATCTGGATCGATTGGCCCTCTTCGACTAGCTTGGCAACCATATCGCGGAAGTATGCATTGCCAATTTCCGTATGGAATGATTCTCGCACACAGGACTGTGCTTGAAGTATCCAACTACGGACATTTACTTTTACCAAAGAAGACAGTTCGTCGAAAAAAACTGTCTCTCGTCCAGTGACCTTATCGGCAACTCTCCCCAAATAATACATTATGGTGGAGCAGAATTCCTTCAAGGCTTCTTTCCCCATGCGCATAGAATGGCACGCGGCTCCTATCTTGCCAATCTCAATAAGAGAGGCAGACTGCATAGAGCACAAACCGGTACCAAACTGCGACATAGCATTTATTATACCAGAGATGACTGGGATGGATCTAAGATTTCCCTGTTCATCAGTCATTCTTCTGGTACGTCTATCCTCAAGATGATGGGCATTGTGGATGTCCATTATTGGACTTACAATCGGTTGCCCCTGTGCATTTCTGCGGCCCGTGTTTTGGCAATCAAAGACAGCGACTGCCAGGGCCGTGCACATCTGCACCATCTCTCTCTGTAGGTTATCCCAACCTCCAGCACACTGCAATCCAATTGCAGCAAAAACTCCACTTACAAATAGTGAAGTTAGGATACCTCTTCCTCCTATACAATTCTCAAGGAGGGTAGTCAAGCCACAACCAAGCAATATTGCGAGTGCATACATCGCATATTTGCCCAGAGTGGCAAGTCCTTCATGGAGCTTTTCCAATAAATCATTGAACCATTTCTTGACTTTTCGAATCATGGTCTCAATTAGTTCAATGGCAGTGCCTAGCTCCTTGGAAACCATCTCCACACATTTGCGGAAAGAGTCTACCATAACACTGCATATTCCCTCAGATAGGGACCGCCCTGCCTCTTCACAACCAGACAGAAAACCAGAATAGGCACATCTTGCCATGTTCTTGACTCCTGCCATAGCACGCATAAATACATTAGCGCGACAGTTGGCATTCTCAGCATGGGCCTCCAGCTTGGCCCTTTCCTCCTCCACGACAAGAGAGGCCTCAAAACATTGAGCTTCAGTTTCAATTTTATTGAGCTCTGAGATGAGGACTTCCTCGGGGAAGAAATCAACCATGAAGGTTAGCCCCTTAATAAAACTCTTAATGGGGGCCACACATTCAAACCTCATGGAAGGACCCAACACCCAGCTATAGATAGCAGTGGCAAGCCTGGGATAGGTCGCATGGATTTTGCCAGCCATCAAGGTGGCCTGGCACCGCACATCGGCGGATTTAGCACCCAAGCCCTGGTATGGGCAGAGGTCTTCAAGCGCATTACGCTTGGGAGTGTGGACCACGTTGGATCCCGTCGGTCGCACTTTGCGATGCTTCCGAATCATTTCCACCTTTTCCATGGGTGGCAGCAGGGGTGCATTCAAGAGGTCTTGAACCTCAAGATAGATGGCCTTCTCACGGAGGGCCCGCGCAGCAGCGCGCTTCGCTCGCACCCGAGCGGTAAGAGTGGCATATTTCCGCCCAAGCTTATCAGCAAAAGCTTGAGCTTCAATAGCTCTTTGGATTTGGTGGGGTGAGGGTTCAAATTCCCTCGCTAGCTCAGCCCTAACGCGAGCTCGGAAGCAAGCCTCCTCCCACTCACGTTTGAGCTGTTTCCCTTTTTTAACCTTAACCAGGAGGGCAGACCTGGCCTTCTTCTGGTCTTTTCCAGCAGACCAGATTTTTCGCGCAAATTCACGCGAATAGGCGGGAAGAACGCCATTTTTCTCGAGGAATTTCACCTCGGCATCGAACGCCTCCTGGCGTTGAACCTCCTTCAGACGGAGGATTTCAGCAGAGGCCTCAGCAGCCTCCCTTCGGATCTCATATTGAGTCCGGCAAAAATCCAGGAGAGAAGTTCCTGGACAGCATGGCCAGTTGGCCAATGTTTCCTCCCACAGCTGGTGGAAGGGATTAATCCTGAGCTTGTCAAGAGCAAGCTCAGCAAAAGCCACGTAAAGTGGCGTATTAACCACCACACCCGCTGGTGTGGTAAGAGCAGAAAGGCACCTGTTGTGCCAAAAATTCTCTAAAATAATATATTTTTTTACAAAAAAAGAAAAATAAAAATCAAAGTCGTCAAGGACGACATCTAAATTACTAGAAGATAAAAGAAATTTATTTAAACTATTATTATATTTACAAAAATTAAAAGAAAAAGAATCCCCATCAGGGGAAACGGTCACAAAGGACCGCATAAGTGCACGAAAAGTTAAGACTTTTCTCAATTTCAGTGAAATTGACGCTGTATTACCGCAGCAATGCAAAGAAAATTCGAAATTCAAATGTTCAATGTAGACGTTGTGAGCAAAGAAAGTTGTTTTGTCAGGCGTCACCTGAACTTCAATAGAACGTAGTGGGTGTACACAGAATGCAGAACTTGAAAGTAATTTTC